TTAATCCTAAAAAATTGATACTTGACAAATCTAATTAATTATATTATAATAGGATTGAGGGTCAAACCTCAGAAACTTGAAAATTGAAAACCAATGAAACCAAAAGGAGGTTTATGAAAAAACCTAAATCTTGGGCGCAACTTCTTGAGCATCCAGAAATTCATTCAATTGATGATGGACGCAAAGAGTTCCCAAATTCAGGAGAAATGGAAATTTATATTTCCATTCATGACGGGGTTGAAAATCCCGTTACAGGAGAAAAGGGCGGCGGTTTCTTTGTCGGCTCTTTCAAAGACGCATTAGATCATTTCCGATGCGATTGGGATTAGCAATCGCCCCCTTCGGGGGGCTACAAACAAGTTAAACAAAAAGGAGAAAACATGACTAATTCAAAGTCAAAACAAAAAGCAACAAAAACTGTTGTTGCAATTGTCCATGCAGGCCACGGAACATCTTATGCAAGCGGTACTGAGCAACCAATCATAATTGCTACAAGAGCCGCCAAAGAAGCGAAAAGCACTTGGGGAAGTGTTTACAAGTTTCCAAAAGAAACTATTTTTACAGCTAATGTTTATGACATAACAGGGGTTGAAAAATGGAATTACGATGCTGATTCTTGCCGACTTACGGATGCAGAAGAAAAAGTTAATTGTAATTTTCTAAGTCGCTATCAAATAGTTTTATAAAAAATCGCCCCTTCGGGGGCATTTACTTTATCGCTTTTTCTTTTCTGTCCATTTAGTGAACAGGCTGTTCGGTTGATCTGCCTTTGCCAAGAAATTTCCATAAAGATTATTGTCTAATATTTTTAATCCATCTTTCTTTGTAAAGGTCGCAACTTTTATTGCTTCGCCTGTTTTATTCATGTCGTAAAGTTCAAAGTCATCAAAGACGCCCGCCCTGATCGCTTCAGGAACAACTTTCGACACATCCCTGTGAACATTGCGAACATACTTCGGCGGAACTAATCGCTTTGTCTTCAGGAACCTTTGATAATTTCTTTCAAGTGCTGTTGCAATTTCCGCTGTCGCATATTTGGCGCGAACTTCCATCCCGCGATCTGTCATCATTTTAATTTTGCCTGATAAACTTTTAAGACTTCCATCGCCTGTTCCATCAAGCATCGTGTGATACCTTCGCTGTGCGCACTCTCGCATTAATCGTTTACTAATCCAACTTGATTCCTCGTGAACATAGCCTGCGGCGGCTTCTGATATTTTTCCGCCCTTTGCCTGCATTGCTTTAAATTCTGGCAAGCGTTTTTTAATTTCATCTGAGTCAATAACAACAGTTCCTTTTTTCAATGGCGATTTCTTGAGCATGATTGATTTACCAGAAGCCGAACCGCCGCCTGTCATATAAAAAATTGGATTCTTCTGCGCGCGTGGATTATTTTCCGCAATAATATCTTCTACAATCTGATCGTGTAACTTCTGACGTTCAGGTGTCCACTTTGTAAGGTTTGACGGTTCTGCGTCCTTTGCAAGTGAACCGTTTGAATATCTTTGCCAAGTATAAGGTGCGCTTTTTCTTTCCCTTACAACATCAGGAATAACTTTTATCTTATCTGCATTTTTTCCATATGCGGCCTGCAACTGCGCCAAAGTTTTTTCTGAACCATCAACAGAAGCAAATTTTCTTATAGCCTGATCGCCGCCATATTTTTTTGACAATTTATCAAAAAATCGAACTTTATTTGCGCCAAGTGCTTTTGCCTTTACAGCGGGCGATTGTTGTGAAAGCCAAGTTCCGTATGATTGCCCTGCGGGTACTAGGCCGCTTTCTGATGGCCTGAAACCCCTGCGTCTGGGCGCTTCGATCTTACGACCAAAAACACGGCTCAGATTGTCATAATCTATTTCGGCAACTGTTCTTGATCTGCAATTGAAATGCTGTGGCGGCTCTGGCCCTTTTCCATATTCAAACACCTGTTGATCTAATAAACGACAACGTGAACTGGTTCTGCTATCCAAGGTTGCAAGATAACGATATTTTTTTGTAGCATCTGGGTTTGCTTTATAAACTTGTTGCGCTGCAACATTGCTTACCTGATTTAAAGAAGTTCTAACAATAGTCATTACCTGATAATTTGCGGCTCTTGTCGCGTTGCCGCCTGCCATTGCTATCTGCCGAACATTACCTTTAGAATTAAACCTTAACTGCCCGATCAATCTGGTTCTTATCTGTTGTGTTGTATCGCCTGCCAATAATCCATCGCGAATCTCACGCCCTAATTTTTCAGCGCTTTTGTTTGTAATACCACGAAAAGATTTTCTGATTGATTCGCCATTTGGTAATTCAATCAATTCACCTTCTTTTGCTGTCAATGAAAATTTGACCCCCGCCCCGCCTGCAATGGTATTTAATGAATCGCTTAAAATCTGGACGTTTAATTGTGATGCGCTTGTATTTACAACAGCTTTTGCAAATGCTGGTGTAACTTCGACAGTTCTTATTGATGACCTGATGCCTGCGGGCAATGCCTTTTCCATCTGATCGGTTGCAAATTCTGTTTGCAATTTTGCAATAGCTTCAGATACAAGTTGCATATCTTTTGTCGATTTGACATCCCATTTTTTCAAACTTTCTTTTGTCTGAACTAATAAAGCCCGCAAACGTGTGGCTGTATATTTAGGTTGATTAGCCCTTGGAACCCTTTCTATTGCTTCTAATTTATCAACTGCCCTTATTATTATTCGATTATAGGATTGAACGATTTCACGCGAAACTTTATTTGAAAATCTATTTAAATCTAAACTATTACGAAAATATTCTTCTGGTATTAAATCAGGATAAGGAATAGATGCCCCAAGTTGGGAAACATCAGACGGAACCCGAATCGGCGTTTGTGTCATTAATCCTCGTCATCTGGGTCTACAACTGGTTCACCTTCTTCAGCTTCGGGTGTTGGTTCATCTGTTTCGATCATGTCGCCTTTTTGCGTTGATTCGATTTCTTCTTCAATATCAAAATCATCGCCGAGGATTTCGCCTTCTGATAACTGTTTCAATAATGTTTCCTGAGATATAGCGCCAGAAGACCATAATCCTTGCATCGCCTGAATCTCTTGCGGCGCTAATCTCTGACCTAAGAAATCACGATTGACAAAAGCATTTCCAATTTCTGCAATATTTAAATAATTTGCATGAAATACCAAACAATTGTCGATCATGTCTTGAAGCTGTTGCGCCACAATCATCAATGTCGAATCGCCTTGGCTTCTTTGTATCTCCTGTGATGCGGCTGTTTCTGCAACAAGTTTCTGTCCAAGAATTGCGGCAAGTGCCAAAGTATTAATCTGATCTTCAAGATTTTTTATCCTGTCGCGTTGATATTGAAACGATGTGCCTTTGATCTCTACAAATTCAGCCCTGCCACCTTCAGGAAATGCCATCGCTTCAGATGGCCCCGCGCTAACTTCTTCTGATGCCTGCGGAAATCCAAAAAGACAAAGCATTGGAACAGAAGATATTCTTAGTTGATTATCAAAATCTGAACTCTTCTGATAGTGCAATAAATTTAGTTCTGCAATATCTTGCATCGGTGGGCGTGATTCTAAAAACGAAACCTTGTTTGAATATGCAATTGCAAATGGTATGTAATCTAAGGACGTCGTTCCTTCATCCACTTTTACATATTTTCCCTGCCTGCCCTTTCTATGAACCTCAAAACCGCCTGCTGTTAACAATCGCACCTGTTCAACTTCTTTCTGTCCATATTCGCCATCTGGCTCTGTGACCCGTTCCAAAAGTCTTAATTGTGTTAATTTTTGCTTGCCGTCAACAAGTTCTGTCCGCCATCCAAGTATCTCGCGCGGACTGTATGTAATCCAATAGGGTCTGCCAGTTCCGCCTGTGGGTGCATCAACAAGAACCCCAACATGACCATAACGCAACATTATTTTTGCTGTCTCATATGTCCAACTTGTGAGATCGTTACCCTGAAGGTCAACATCAAATAAATCTTCTGTAACCCGTTCTGATACCTCATTTAATCTTACAGGTTTGCGTGTAAGCATACCCGCAAGCAATCTTTCAATCCTGACGTATAAAGGCGCGAGAACTGAAGTTGCAAGCCTGTTGTCGTAGCTTTCGTCTTGTTCGCGCGGCATTTGCGGCAAATATTTTCGATGCCTTTTTCTTATCCCATATGTTCCGCTTATCAAATCTTCAATCAATATCCAGTTCGGTTCCATATTTACATATGCATTGCTAGGGTCTTGCACCTCAACAGCTTTACTTGATCTTGTCCTGTCGTAATGGTTGAAAGAAGAATACACGGC